CGCGCCATAGAGCTGGCCCCCCCAGGAACCGTTGTACGGGCCTCCACCAGCAAGAGCGACAAGTATGGCCGATGGCTTACTCTCGTCAATCTTGAGACTGGCGTAGAGGTCAACACCACCCTTGTAAACGAGGGCCTCGCCCGCATGTACTTTGGCGGTACCAAGAGTGCCGGTTGACCTTACGGGCATTGAGCCCAACGCAGAGAACGCCGCACGGCTGTTCCCCCCGTCACTGATCGGCCCCACGTGGCAGACCAACCCTGATGGCTCTTGGCTACTCCCTGAACATACACTCGGTTGGGGTGTGTTGGGTTGGGTAAGCGTGAAGCTCACCGACCCCGATGGTAACCCCTTTGCTTGCACCGCAGAGCAGGCCAGATTCTTACTCTGGTACTATGCGGTGGACAAGCGCGGTAAGTTCATCTACCGGCAGGCCGTGTTGCAACGTTTGAAGGGCTGGGGCAAGGACCCATTGGCCGCAGTCATGTGTATGGTTGAGTTGGTAGGTCCCTCTAGGTTCTCACACTGGGTAGACAAAGAGGGCATGAAAACGGCGCGTTACGCGCCCGGGTGCATACCGATTGGTAAACCTCATCCGTCTGCCTATGTGCAGGTAACAGCCGTCTCGCTCGAACAGACCGAGAACACTACGCTGATCTTCCCCTCCCTGATTCCAGAGCGTACCCGCGAGGAGTACCGCATTGATGTGCAGAAGGAAGTCATCTATGCGAACGGTGGCAAACAGAAGCTCAAGGCCCTCGCCGCGTCATATCGTGCCGCAGAAGGTGGCCGCGTTTCGTTCGCCATCCTTGGAGAGACACACCACTGGGTTCCCGGTAAGGGTGCCGACAAGTTCTACCGAACGGTCAAGAACAACGTCACCAAAGTCAAGGGACGCTTCATATGCATCACCAACGCATATGAACCCGGCGAAGAGTCCGTAGCTCAATCCATCCGAGAGGGTGAAGAGAAGGTATGGGCCGGTTTGGCCAAGCCCTCAGGTTGGCTATACGACTCCATTGAGGCTCACCCTGATACCCCACTTGATGAGGATTGGTTACCCTACGTCATCGAGATTATACGAGGTGACGCTTATTGGCTTGACCTCGAAATCATCGTTCAGTCCATTCAGGACACCACCATACCCGCGTCAACTCACCGTCGTATGTGGCTCAATCAGATCGTCTCGACGGCTGACAGCCTCTACACAGCGGGGGAGTGGGACGCCATACGCGTCAACGGCCTCAAGGGAACCAAGGATGACTTGGACCCGGGAGACGCTATCACGCTCGGGTTCGACGGTGGCAAAACTGACGATGCCACCGCACTGGTGGCAATCAGACTCAGCGACAAGCTCATCGTGCCCCTGGCCGTCTGGCAAAAGCCGGAAGGCAAAAAGGACTGGCACATCAACGAGGCTGAGGTTGAAACCGAAGTCCACCAAGCCATGGCTACGTACCGTGTGCAGGCCTTCTATGCCGACGTATATCCGTGGGAGTCATACATCAACGGATGGGCGGAAACATACCGCGAAACACTCCTTATCAAGGCAACCAGCAAATCAACCGTTGGGTTCGATATGCGCGGTAACGCAGAACGTATCGCGCGAGGCAATGAAGCCTTGCTCGCCATGGTTCAGGACAAACGTATTCGCCATAACGGTGACAAAGCGTTACGTGTGCACGTTTTGAACACGAAACGTCGCCGTAACCAGTATGGCCTCACATTCGGCAAGGAGAGTGCGGAGAGTAACCGAAAGGTTGATGCTTACGCAGCTACACTCCTCGCGTTCATTGCCATGAACGACCTTGCCGAGTCTGGCAAGAAAGCAAAGCCGGTCTACTCCAGACGGCTACACCAGTTCTAGGAGAACACATTGCCCACAATGGACGAGTATGTGGAGGACCACCTTAGAGGTGAGGAACTCCAGGTCACACCAACGGGCACTCCAGGCACGCTTGACCTCGCGCTGGTCAATCTCATGTACGCAACCCTCAAGGCTGATCGAGCCAACCATTTCGATCAGTCCTACGACTACTACATGGGGGACCAGCTCCTCCCGTATGCCCCTCAGGGCACCAGTGAGCAGATCATGGACCTCCAGCAAAGGAGCATCACTAACTGGATGCCCCTGCTGGTATCGCTCCCTGTTCAAGTTTCATACGTGGACGGCTACCGCCGAGGCACGTACGGCCTAGGTGCTCAACAGACCAAGGGCCCGAGCGGCAAAGAGATTGCCGCTGGCCAGGACCCTAAGCGTTTCAGCGGCGAGTACGCCTGCTGGCAACGCAACCGCATGGACGCGCGGCAGGCCACCATCTACAAGGCCGCACTCATGTACGGCCAGAGCTTTGCCCACGTCAACAACGTCACCGTGAATGGCGACGTGAAGGTGGAGGTGCTTGCTACCCGCAACACCGTCGCCTTCTTTGACGATCCGATCAACGACATTCGGCCGAAGATCGTTCTCACCATCAAGTCGTACGCCCGCGACGAAAATACGCCGGGGCTCGCTGTGGTTTGGGACGACACTCACCGGCACGAGTTGAGCATTGACTCTGACTACGTGTTCCACGCCAAGGGTGAGCCGGTTGCCCACGGGCTGGCCGGCTGTCCTGTGGTTCGCTACACGTGCGGTGCCCCCGACGATGAAGGTCGGTCACTCGGCGTAATCAACGACACTATGGTTGCTCTGCAAAACAGAGTCAATCAGGCTTCGTTCAGTACCAATGTGACCGCTGATTTCGGCGCGTTCAAGGTTCGCACTGCCGCTGGCCTCCAGCTTATGTACCGCATTGACTCTGCAACGGGTGAACCGTTGCTTGATGCGGCAGGCAACCCCATTCCTGAACCTATCCAAGTGTCACAAGCCAAGATGCTTGTATCCGATGACCCGACAACAAAGTTTGGTCAACTGGATGAGACACCTTTGGATGGGTACCTCAAGAATGAGGACCAAGCAACCAAGAACCTCGCGGCTATCGCACAGTTCCCGTTGCACGCTCTGATTGGTAACGTTTCCAACCTTAGTGCAGAAGCGCTCAACGCGCTCGAAGCACAGTTCATGCGTAACCTTAAGTCACTCCAGACTTCTTGGGGCGAGTCGCACGAGGAACTGTTCCGGCTGATGGCCGAGGCACTTGGCGACGGCGAAGGAGCCAACGCGTACGGCGGCGAAGTCCGCTGGCGTGACATGGAGTCCAAGGCCTTTGGCGCCACATTGGACGGTTTGGGCAAGGCGGCAGACATGCTCCAGGTTCCCAAGCGCGGCCTGTGGGCCATGATCCCGGGCATGACTTCCGGTGATCTACAGGACCTTGAGGCCCTGCATGAGCAGGAGCTCACGGACGCCATATTCAATGAGGCGACACCCGCTGGAGCATCCGCAAGGGAGCGTCGGCCCGTAAAGGCCGGTGGTCAGTCTGCCAACCAAGCCTGAGGTACTGGCAGTTGAGGAGGCCCACCGCGCGGCCCAAGCACGTCTTGGGATCGCGGGGGCCTACCTCGCCATGCGCGACTGGAACTCAGTCAACGTCACCGCAGTAGCGGCCACGTCAGACGCGTGGCTTACCCGTAGCCTCCAGATGATCCGCGCGATTCAGCGCAAATCCACCCGACTTGCCCGTGCCTACTACCAGTTGGCGCGGGCCATTGAGACAGGCTACACACTAGGCCTGCCGGAAACTTCCCCCGATCCCAAACAGGTGACCATGGGGAGTCTCCGAACTCAATACCTAGACCTCCTCTTGGAAATCGCTGACCTTGATAAGCCAGCGGCCACGGGGGAGGTGCCCAGCCAGGACTCAGATGAGCGCTGGCTTAGGGATGAACTCCAAGCATCATCCGGCCAGATAGCCGGAACGGATGAAGGGCACTCGGTCACTTTCAGCGACACGGACTTGGATGAATACATTCAGGACTGGCTAGACGAGAGCGACGATTCAACCGACGACGATCCTGTTGAGGTTGATGATTTCGAGTGGCCCAGTGATTCACTCACGCTGGATGACATTCGCAACGTCTTTGCCGATGAGCTCAAAGCCGCCGCAGATGAACGCGCCGAGAAGGTACGCAAGATTCTGGAGAGCGAGGAGCTCACCGCCAAGGAGGCCAACCGTAAGGCCCAGGTGTTGCACAACGCCGCTGGCAGTGTGTCAGCAGGCAAGATCGACCAGGCCGGCATTGACGCTGGCCGAGAAACCATCGAGTACGCCCAGTCCAGGGACCGGCGCGTAATGATGGTCGCCCGAGGCACAGGACCGAACCCTTGTGCCTTTTGCGCCCTGCTTGCAGGACGTGGCTTTGTGTATGCAAGCCGCTCCAAGGCAGGCGCACAGAAAGCCTCAGACGTCTACGGCGAAGATGCAACCGGCGAGATAAACCGCTACCACCCCAATTGTCACTGCTACCCAGTGACCCGCTGGGTGGACATTCCTGACGCCACGGCCCCGGGCCGCTCCGAGTTTTACAAAGCCCTCTACAAAGCAGAGGTGCAGGACAAGGGCTTGGACATACGTGGGACCAAGAATGACGGCCTGAATCAATTCCGCCGTGCACTCAATCGCCTTAGACGTGAAGGCCTCACTACAGCATGATCCCAGGAGGACAGCTAATGCCTGATACCGGCACACCACAGGGCCAGGAGCCCACAACACCCCCCACAGAACCCGTCACTCCCGCCGCCACGGATGCGAAAACAGATCCTTGGGAAGGCATTCCCGACGAATGGGCTTGGACGAAAACTCAGGTTGAGGCCGCTAACCGCGAGGCCGCAAGCCGCCGCGTAGCGCTCCGTGACCTTGAGGACAAGACCAAGGACGCAAAGACCCCGGAGGAATTTGAGTCCGCTCTGACTGAGTACAAGAACACTCAGGCCAAGCTCGAATCAGACCTCGCCCGTGAACGTGCCGCCCGTAAGCACGGACTGGCCGACGACGTACTGGAGTTTCTGACTGGAACCACTGAGGAGCAGATCGAGGCGCAGGCTACCAAGCTTGCCGCCCTAAAGCCTGCCAGCCAGGAACCAGCACCGCCCAAGGTTGTGACGGTCCCCGCCCCGAGCGGTGGAGTCACCCCTACTAGCCAGCCCACTGAACAGGATGGCCGGGCACTGTGGAGGGCCCACAAGGCACGCCGGTAACGGCACACTTCCACCCCCCTTTCAGGACCGGTAACCACCGGTCCTTTTTCATGCCCCGAAAGGCAAACCCATGACATACAAGCCGAGCCTCAAGGTCAAGCCTGAGGTACTGGTCGAGGCGGCTGTTGAAGCGCTGTCCGACAAGCTGGTTATCGCCAACACGATCACCAAGCGTAACGACATTGCGAAGTTCTTCGCCGCCGAGGGTGACACCATCACTCAGCGTGTGAAGGGCACACTGCCGGTTCGACAGTACGCCCCGCGTAACGACCGCTCCCAGCCCATCATCACTGATACGTACTCCGAGACTACAGTGAACGTAACCATCGACGTTATCCGTCCTTACTCTGCTGTGAAGCTCACAGACGAGCAGAAGGATTGGGACTTCAACGGTGGTTGGGGAGACATTCTGGATGCACAGACCGAGACTGTTGGTCAGTACATCGAGCACGGTGTCCTCCAGAAGATTCTGACCGCACCTTACGAGCGTGTCATCGTTGCCAAGGATGACGCTACCGGCCTCACTGCCGCTAAGGACCTGGGCCAGGACGTTTACTACAACATGGTCATCGAGGCCAAGAAGGCACTGCGCCTCATGCGCACGCCCAGCGAAACGCTGGTATGTGTCGTTGGCGTTGACTTTGAGGAAGCACTCCTCAAGTCCAACCGTCTCGTCAAGCACGAGGGACGTGGCGACGACGCTCTGGCCTCCGCTACGCTGGGTACCATTGCTGGTGTTCAGTTCGTTAGCTCCACTCACATTCCGGCCGATGAAGCGTACATGTATGCTCCGTCCGGTTTCGTAGCGTTCACTGGTGCTCCGTCGGTACCCCGCTCTGTCCCCTTTGGCGCTGTTACGTCGGCCAACGGTTGGGCCGCACGGTGGCTCATGGACTACGACACAGGGTTCCTTACGGACCGTAGCGTCATCGACACCTACGCGGGTTACTCCTACACCAAGGACCGCATTCAGGTGTTCAACGGCGAGTCCCAGCACATCATCTCTCCCGAAGAGTTCTTCGTGCGTGGCGTCAAGCTGGGCCTCAAGTCCAGCGGCCTCGTTGAGAAGAAGCCGGGTGACGGTTCCGTTACTACCCCCGGTGGTAACCCCGAGTCCTTCCTGGCCAAGGCTTACAACCAGCAGACGATCACCACGACTCTGCCCGCAGGCGAAACCTTCCCGCTGGGTGGTAACGCTTACGGTGACGTAACCCCGTAAGGAACTGACGCATGGAGCATCTAGCAACCATTGATCAGGTAGCCGCCCGCAGTACCGAGGAAATCGTTACTGAGGATGAGCTGGCCTTGGCGGATGCAATGCTCGCGGAAGCTTCTGCATGGGTACGTCACCATGGCGGACAGGCGTGGCCTACTTTGGCTCTAGCTCCAGAGGTGGCGGTGGCTATTACAGCCGCCGCCGCCTCGCGGGGTTACATGAATCCAAACGGATTCAGCATGGAACGTTCGGATATGAGTACGTTCAACGTAAGCCCCGAGTACGCGGCCGGCACTCAGTTGACCCGGGCCGAGATAACAATGCTCAAGCCGTTCAACCGGCGCACGGGCCTTGTCTCGGTGGGCCTCACGAACAGTGACCGCCCGTCTCCGACGTACGCACGCCGCAGTGGCCGTTACGACGCACGGGGTTATGCTCCGAGCGACGACGGTACTAAGGACATTCCGCTAGGGACGTGGCCGTGAAATCCCGCCTCCTAGACCGTGGCCGTGCAACGATCATCGTCTTTCCTGAGGTGGAGCTAACCAACGCCAGGGGGGAGCGCGTCCGCGTTCCCGCTGAGGTTGGTGTGCCCGTCAGGGTTTCAATGTCGAGGGATCGCAACGCCACCGCAGAACTTCCCGGTCAGGTGGACGTGAAAATCTACCGCTGTGTGACCCGCCAAGCGCCGGTTGGCGCTTGGGTTCGGATCGTCTTTGACGGCGAGGAGTGGGACCTTACGGCCCCGCCGAGCCGCAGCGAAGGCGTCTCCAAGAGCACGCGGCAGGTTTCGTTCACCATCCGCTCCCGCAACGACGTAGGAGCATAACCGTGCACGTCCTCTGGTATCCCCCCAGGCATCCCGACATGGACGGCGCGAAGAACGTAGAGCACGCCGTGGTCTACAGCAACTCCGTTGTGTCGGGACTACAGCGCTACTCAAGCCGTCTGGCCATGGAGGCCAGCGCCATCCTCGAAATGACCAACCACCGCCCCGGGCAGGAGCGCTCCGAAATTGGAGTGATCCACAACAACCACAGTCGCGGCCCGATCAGCGAAACCACTGACCTTGACTCCATCGTGTACCTCCAGGCACCCGATGACGCAGAGCGTCAGAAGGGCGAGGGGCGCGGCGGCAACACCAACTCATGGCGTGCCGTCCAGTCAATCGAGTTTGGCCACTACACCAGTGGCCGTGACCACGAGGGGGAGGGCCCCCGTACCAAGAAGGATCACAAGCGTCACTGGGTGGAAGGGGTTTCACCCCTCCGTAAAGCCGCCCGCAAGATGAGCAGAAATCCGAGGTTGAGCATCAAGTGACTCGACACATACCAATCTTTGGTTCGGTGGACGATCTGATGCTGGCACTGTTCAGGGACTTCTTTGAGGGGCAGGAGATTCACATTGGATCACTGTTCGCCTCAGACCTTGAACCGCCATTCGTCATCGTTCGCCGCGAACGCCGTTCAGGCCAAGCCAGCGTTGACTCCGACGATGACAGGTTCATTCAACCGGCCATCGTTTCAGTGAACACAATCACCTCAGGACCCGACGCCGACCAACTCGGTGAGGAGCTCCAGGAGGCGTGCCGTATCGCAATCCGCGAGGCACAGCAAAACCAAGTCGTGATACCCGGCTGTGGTGTTATCTCAGGAATCACTAACAGTATCGAACCGTCACGCGTAGCAGACTGGGCAACGTCAACCGGCGTCGTACAGTATGCGTCACTGCCCAAAGGTTGGACACGCTACGAAAGTGTCTACCGACTGTTGATTAGGCCACCACACCAAGAGACAGTTACCAACCGTTACGTCATTCGTGACACAGTGCCCGACTAAACGTCGGGCTTTTTCTTTTAGGAGAAACCATGACTACAAACGACAACGCCACACTCAAGGTTGGTATTGCGCGTTTCTACACCGCCGAAGTTGGAACGGTTCGCCCGACAACTGTGGCAACACTCAAGGCCCCGCCCATCGGCTGGGTTGAGGTTGGTAACACCTCCCTCGAAAACATCCTGACGTTGACAAGCGAGGGTGGCACTGTTACTACACTGTCCAGCCTCCAGAACAAGTCCCTGCGTCAGTCCATCGAGGCACGCGTCGAAGCGCTGGGCATCAACCTGCTCGAATGGACAACGGACTCCCTCAAGGCATACTACGGCGGAAACGCCGTTGTAACCGCTGACGGTGCAATCGAGGTACCTTCCGAGCCGGTCCCGCTGGAGAAGGCATTCCTCGCCGTCCTCGAAGATGGCGAAAACGTTGGCGGGTTCTACGCCGAGAAGTCCAGCCTGTTCCGTTCTGATGACGTAGCAATCGCTGACACCAACTCCCTCGCTCAGCTCCCGATCAAGGTCACGGCACTCAACGCCGCTGGCAAGACTTCGGCACTGACCGTCATCCCCCCGCACGCAACGGACGCACCGTAAGGAGTTAGCTCCTGATGGCTAAGTTCACAGAAGTACCCGTATTCGTCAAAGGCGAACCGGGTTTCGCCGCCAAGCTCAACCAGCTTGGCACTGTCCTCAGTGAAGTAATTGCTCACCTTGAGGCAGAAGCAAAGCCGGCCCCCAAGGCCGCGCCGCGCAAGGCAACAGCCGCTAAGGCTGAGTAACGCCCTGAGGGGTCCGGTGCGGACCCGGGCCCCTCAGTTACCTTCCAGTCCGCAACCCCACACACTTTCCGATCCCAGGAGTCCGCAACCCATGCCCAAGATCATCCTTTCCGATTTCCAGACCGCCGCCAATCAGAAGTACGCCGACTTTGAGGTGGAGCTCCCCAACGGTGAGCTCCTGCTGTTTGTTCCTGCAATCCGCATGAACAAGGCAAAGCGCAACGAACTGGCCAAGGCACTTGACGTAGAGTCACGCGCCAACGCCAACGACGGCACTGACCTCTACGACCTCTACCGTGACGCGTTCCGCATTAGCGAGAAGGCCGTAGGCAACTACGACAAGCTGGCCGCTGTCATCGGGGATGACCCGGCACTGTGGCAGGACTTGTTCATCGAGTTCCAGGAGATTACTCAGTCGGGGGAAGCCTAACCCTCGCGCGGTTGCTTGATGAATACGGGGAGGAAATCTACGTAGACCTGCTGGAATACCACCAGTTGAACATCGTGGATTTCGTGAGGGGAGACGTGGCGCTGACGCCGCGCCTCATCCTTACCCTACTCAGGCACCTACCCGAGGGAGCCCGGTACACCGCCGCTATTGCGTCCGCCCCCGAGGCGGCGGCTGTCACCGCTAAGCGCGACACCCCCGAACAGCCAGACCCGGCCCTTGAGCTCCGCACATGGACCCAGGACCGCATGTTGATGGCTCAACTCATCAACTCGGTAAACGCGCTGGTCAGGCACACCATCCAGTGGGAGCAAGGTAAGGCTCCCAAAATCCCTCTCGTTGGCCCATCTACGTGGCGCGGGGAGGGCAAGACCAAGCCGCTCACGGTTATGGACGTACTCAGTAAATTAACGAGATAGCGGGGACACATGGCCAAGCTTCGGCTAGTTGGTGCCGTAGGCATCAAGGTTCGCCCAGACGCTTCGGACTTCCGAAAGGAAGTCGAGGAGCAATTACGCAAGATTCCCAGTGACGCCAAGATCAAAATTGACGTTCACGCCGACACGGACCCCCTCAAGAAGGCTCTGGATAAGGCGGAAAAGGAAGAAGCGAAACGAACGCTCAACCTCAAGGTTGGCGTCGAGTACGACACCCTACAGGCCGCACGTCGGCAGGTAGAGGCCGCACTCAAAAACCTCAAGACAGAGACAATCCCGGTCAAGCTGAAAGAGGGCGATCTAAACAACGCCCTGGCGAAACTGAAACGTCTCCAGCGTGGCGCTCAGGTGACCATGCAGTTCAACGAGGACAAGGCCGGCTATCAGTCGGCACTCGCCAAGATACGCCAGATACAGCGTGAAAAGGCAGAGGTCCCCATCACGTTCAAGACGGACAATAAGACGCTTGAGCGGGAGGCCCGCAAGTACGAGAAACTCCTTGCAGACCTTGTTGGCCCCGAGGCCAAGAAAACGATCACCATTACCCACCGCAACGACCGTGACTCGCTCACGACGGCGGTAGCTCAGATTGACGAGGCTCTGGCCAAACTCAAAGAGGTAACGATCACCCCCGAGCTTGACGAGCCAGCGCTCCTCAAGGCCCGTGACAAACTCGCCACTCAACTGGCCAAGAAACCCTTGGTCATGAAGATCAACGAGGACAAGAAGGGTTACGAGAAGGTACTGGCTCGGATCACCGAGCTCCAGGCCCAAGCGGCCGAGGTCGAGTTCAAATTCAAGACCGACCCTGCGTCACTCACCCGCGCCGCCGCCACAGTGCGAGCCAAGATCGCGGCACTCACCCCCAAACCCAAAATCACTTTCAGTTACGACACCGACACCTTTGGACTCCAGAAGTCCATTGCTGAGGTGGACGCCAAGCTGGCCGAGCTCAAGAAGATTCCACTCACCGTGGACCTTGACGAGAAGGGCCTATTGGAGGCTAAGGCCTCCCTTGAGGAGAAGCTGAAAAACAGCGGGTTCCAACTCAAGATCGACTCCAACAACCTTGAACAGTTGCAGGCCGAGCGTAAACGTATCGAGGAGCTCCTGTCTGGCAAGCGCCAGGACTTGGTTATCGACGTGCGGAACGACGAAACGTCGCTGGAGGAAACCAAGCGAAAGCTTGATGACCTGATCAAGGAGCGTAAGGCTCCGATCAGGGCCGAACCCATCACGTGGGAGGCCGCGTTGCAGTTGGCCTACACAAGCCGTGCACGTGACGTTCCGTTCTACGTGCGGATCAACCAGCGTAGCTTGGCAATCGCTGAGGGTGTTCTCCAGTCACTCGCAGGCATCAACACCCTGCGTGAGTCGGGCAAGATGCTTGAGCAAATGATCACCAAGTTCGACACGTTCTCACTCAAGGTTGCCAGCCTCTCCACCCTGATTGGTTCCGTAACAGACTCCCTTGTTTACATGGGTACCGCACTGTTCCCGCTGGGTGAGGGCATCCTTAATATCACCGGCCTGCTGGCGTTTGCGCCAGCCGCCATTGCCGCCCTGACGGCTACCGTGCTGATCAACATTGCGGCATGGGACAACTTCAAGGGTGCCGTTGACGGCAGTGCTGAGGCCATGGCCAAGCTCCCGCCTGAGGCGCAGAAAACAGCCAAGGCCTTGCAGGGCGCGTGGACCAAAATCCAGGAGCCCGTGCAGGATTCATTCTGGCGCGGCATGGGCGACTCAATGCAGACCGCCATGGAGAAAATGCTCCCCATCATTTCCAAGGGGCTTGCCTCCTCGGCAGAGCACGTAGGCCGCTTCGGCGCTGGCGTGTTCAGGGCCTTTGAGAAAATCACCTTTGCCGGTGGTCCTCTGGAGAAGATGCTCGAAAACCTCTCAGGGTTTTTTGATAAGTCAGCAGGGGCCGCAGAGCCCTTGTTCAACGCAATCAACACCCTTGGCCTACGCGGTTCCGAGTTCCTGCCACGGTTTGGTCAGTACCTCACAGACATGGCCACCCGGTTCGATAACTGGATCACCAAAGCCGATGAGGCTGGCAAGATCACCGTCTGGATGGAACAGGGTGTGCAGTCACTCAAGGACATGTGGACGCTCGGTGGCGGCGTAGTCAAGATGTTCCAGGGCATCACTATGGCAGTGAAGGACTCAGGGTCCGGTGGCCTTGGGGCCATGGCAGATGAGTTCTCCCGCATTGGCGACATTATGAAGGCAGAGCCCTTCCAGTCACGCTTGTCCACCATCTTTGATGGTGCACGTGACGGTGCCTCAGCGTTCAACGAGGGCATCAAGGAACTAGGCCTGACACTGGGGGAGTCCTCCCTCTTTGTCGCCAACCTTCTGTCACAGCTTGGTAAGCTTGGTGGAGATTCACTAAAGACATTCTCGGTGGGGTTACGTAACCTCAACTTCCAGAGTGGGATCATGTCCGGTCTTATCGGCATGAACAACTTGGTTATCACACTCGGTACCGGGTTTGACAGCCTAGGCAACATCATTGGCAATATGTCACGTATCGCTGGTGCAGCATTCTCGTCAATCGGCCCGGTCATCAACAACATTATCAACCTGCTTGATATTGTGGTTGGTACCCTAGCCGACAACCTTGTGGCTGTGATACCAAACCTCATGGGTTTGGTGAACGGTGTCATAACGTCACTGGCTGGCCCGGTCACGATACTGGCAAACATGCTCAATGGCGTTCTCGGATTCATCAACGCCCTGCCAACCCCGCTCTCCCAAGTCATGCTGGCCCTCGCCACGTTCATGCTCTTGGGCTCCAAGATCGGCCCCATGTTCGCCGCCAAGCCCGGTAGCCTGCTTGAGAAAATCAAGTACGACTTCCAGCACGCGGAAACCGCTGGTGCCAAGTTTGGCACCGTCATGAAGGGCCTTGGCGCTGGAGCCATGGGCGCATTCGGTGGCCCCTGGGGCCTCGCAATCGGCGCTGTCACAACGGCCATCGGCATCTTTGGTGCCGCCCAGGCTGACGCCGCACAGAAGGTCAATACCCTTACTGACGCCATCCGCGCTCAGGACAAGGAAGGCCTCGCCTCCTCCATCTACAAGCAGTGGTCAGAAATTGACTCCGGCCCGATGGAGAACTTCTGGCGTGACGCTGGCTCCCTGTGGACCGCTGGAAAGAAGGCGGCTAACGAGGCCGCCAACTCAATCGGCATCGACACGCGCAAGATCACAGACGCCATTGCCGCTGGCAAGGGCAAGACCATGGCTGAGGACTTTGACCTCCTGTCAAAGGCCGGTGCACGGTTCCCTCCCACGGCTGAGCAGATCGACGC